ATGCCCTCTTGCGGGATGTACACGCTAGTAGCGAACGCCGCAGCAGTAACCGGGGGTGTATCCACCTGCAGAAGCAGGGTGCCTGTGGTGGCATTCAGATTCACCTTGACGCTGCCTGCGGTAGCCCCGGCAACGTAGTGCAGGCCCTTGATACGGCAGCGTGGTAGCGCCAATGAGCCTACTGTGCCAACGCTCACGTCCGCCGCCGCATCGCCGCTCAAGGTAACGCTAACCAAGCTCGTATAGAAGTTGGTCGTGGAGCCTGTGGTGCTGTTCGGCCCTGTAAGCACCTCGGTAGTAAGCGCCCCGGACAGGTCGCCCACCTTCACCCCAACGACTGTGTATGTGATGCCCCGGTCATCGCCTGTGGTGGTAATGACGATCTTGTACCCGCACCCGTTGTTCGCCACATCGTTGGTCAGTAGTGTCAACGCCCCCGCACTGGCTGCAGCAGCCGCACGAAACAAGGTCGCACTAACGGACGGTGTTACCGCCCATACGTCAGCTTGGCTCATCTTTTTTCTCCGGTTCAGGTTCGATCAGTTTGGCGATAAGCATCTTGTGGACACCGATTGCAGCATCAGCTTGGATCAGGAAGGTTTTGGCTTTCTCTATCTCACGCTGAATGTCTGCAATTTCGGCCCGTAAGTACTCTTGCGTTATGACCATGTTAAGACGCTGCGGAGTTAGCCATGATCCAGTACGGAGTACCGTCATGCGCGATGATTGGAATCACATGGCTTGAAGCGGCCAGCACACCAGCGGCAATCATTGCCTTGGGCACGTTCATCAGGTAGTCCACAGTGCCTGTACCCGAATTGGTGAAGCGAATGAAGGATGCGTTCGTCCAAGTGCCGCCTGTAGCGAAGTCAGAATCAACCTGCAGCGCCGCCAGTGTGCCACCGGGGTTTGTCGAAGTACCGCCAAGAGTCACACGCAGCGCGTTGGCCGCGCCGGAAACAGTACCCGAACCGTTGATGGACAAGGAGATGTGTTCACCGTTGACCGTGCCGCCTGTAGCAGCGCCAGCGCCTGTGATCCGAGTCAGGCTGCGTACCGTTTCGCCTGAGCCTGTGGAGGTGAACTCCAGCCTGTTGTATTGCAGCCGTGTGTCGCCTGTGGCTGCGGATGTGGTTGCGTAGCTGGTGTTGAGATTGCCAGCGGCGGTTAAAGCGATGGGGACGGTGGTTGTGCCGGATTCAAAGCCGTTGGCTGATGCAACCGGGCCGGTAAAGTGCGAGTACGCCATGATAATTCCTCACAAGCGAGTTAAAGAGCGTCTGTCTGCTTGTCGTCTGCCGGACCAGTCTGACGCCCCGTTAGTTCCGGGTTATGCGAAGCATACTACTTTATTTCTGGGGGTGCAAGATATTTAAACACCCAACCACGAAAATCTCCTTTGGCAATCGGAAGCCCAGATTTCAAGGCGCGGTTAACGGTTGGTGCCAACAGACCTGTCTCCGCACGTAGCGCAGTAATGCTTGAAAACTCTTTTTGCGTTCCTTTACCGTCTGTAACCAAAATAGGCTTCCTGATCTTCGCTTTGGCCTCTTCCGTATGGCGCTTGCCTTTAAAGCTGGCGTAATGCCCTGCTGCGGCTGCGGCACGTATCTTTGCCATTCCTTCTTCTGAGATAACTCTACCCGGAGCTTTCTGCTTCCCGCGCTGGGCCGCGCCTATCTTTTCCCGCACTTCGATGGAAACAGTCTTGCCGTAGCGATAGTGGGCTTCGCCTACGGGTGCAGTGCGATTGGCTGCAATCTTTGCTAGGGCTTCCGGAGTGTGCTTCTTACCTAGCCGGGGGTGATTGGCGGGGTCTTCTGCGTAGAAAGCCTTTAGCTTCTTTGAGATGTTTGTTTTTTGCTCCTCTGATACGGTCGTCCCAAAACTAGGATGCCGCTCCCCAAACCTCCCCCTCATTGGTGCGCCAGAACGCATCCCCACGTTGTAGCACTCCTCTTTGCCTACCCAATGTGCCAACCATACATCCTCTGCCGCTTGTAGAGCCTCCATCGAGGCTACCTCTTCAACTACTGCAAAGTGAAAACAAACCTCCCCGTATTTATTCCACGCAGCCTGCAGGTGGGCGCAATGATGCCGATTGCCCCGCAGTTTGTTGCGATGCGTGCGAAACCGCTCACGGGTGTCCATTGTGCTGCCCACATAGAACTTGCCATTAACCACGTTTGTGATTTTGTAGATTACTGGAGCTTTCATTCTGTATCCGATATAAAGTTAGCGATGGATACAGTGTAGCACAACTACACACTGTGTGTATTTTTATTTTATAAGAATGAAAAAAGGGAGCATTCGCTCCCTTTTCTATAGCGATACAGCTAGGCTGTATGCGGGTTGCGGCTTACGAGGAGCCGGGCGATCCGAACACACCAAGGGGATCAGAGGCTCCAAATGAGTAGCGCTCACGGCTCTTGTAGCGAACATTTCCAGTATCGAAGTCTCCATCCATTGAGTTGCTCAACGGTGTCCGCACAAAGTGCTTCAGCCCGTTTGGCACATCAGTCAAGAGGAACCACGCATTGGTATCCGTCAAGAAGTGGTTCACAGTCCAATCGGGGATAGTGCCCATTTTCTTCATCGCATTGATGTCACGGTCAGCCGTAGCAGGACGCTCATCGCCACTGAGCAGCCGTGTCGCCACGAATTGCAGAGCAGGAGGAATAATCAGCTTGCGGGGCTTGGCGGCAATCAGCAGACCCTTTTCATCAGTCCACGCTGCGATTTGGATCGTTGCGTTTTCCAGAGAGGTTTCGTTCAGATCAGCGCCGGTAGTGGGACGGTTGCTGTTCGTGCCGCCGTTCACCAGAGGGTGAGCCGTAGAGCACAGAACTTGGCCGTCGCCATAGGTCGGGTTGCCTGAGCCGGTAAAGGCTGTATTCAGGATAGCCGCACCCTTGACTTGCTTGGTGTAAGACATTGCACGGGCCAAAGACTTCGTGTACCGGGCCGAGAGGCTGTCGTACAGGTTGTCTTCGATTGCTTCTTCCGTGAGGGAGAAGCCAAGAGCGATGGTCTCGTGGTTGTAACGAGCAGTCCATGCTTCCTGCGCATTGTCATACGCGATGGCTTGGCCTTCGTTCTTCACCGGGGCTGCGCCGAAGCCAGCCAGCTTGGTTTCTTCCTCGAAAGAACGCTCAGAGGTTTCGGTTTCATAAATTTCTTTATGTTCCTCACCATAACGAGCGTACTCCATGCCAAACAAGGCATTGAGACCGGGAAGCAGTTCCTTCAGGAGTTGTGCGCGAGAGATTGCCATGATTTACTCCTTACAGGCCGATTGGGCAAGAGTTGCTGTGATAGCCTGCGTTGAAACGCACGAGCACATCTGTGTAGGCATCGCCAACAGTAGAGAACCCTTTCATATCAACAAAGCCGACGATACGGAAGGCGGCAGAGCCAGCCTGAACCGTTGCATCCAGAGCGGATGTGGAGTTACCAGTGATGGTAGAACCCGTGCTGGTGCTTTGCACCGCAGCCAGACCAGTGTTTGTGCCCAGAGCGGTAGCGGCAACGGTGTTGTCGCATTGGCCTTGGAAAATCACACGGTCATCATCCACAACATAGGCAACGGCGTCGGACGCCACGGTGCCGGTGGGCCAGAACTGCGAGAATAGCTTTTGCTTGGTAGCGGGGCTGGTGTACGAGCAGCCGACGAAAACGCCGATTGCGCCGGTACGGGCAGTAGAGCCTGTGGGGAAGTCATTGGTTGTTGCATCCATGCCAGTTGCAGTAACGATTGCGCACTCGCCGTTGGCGGTGACGTAAACGATGCTTCCGAAGAAGATGTTGGTGCCATACGCCGAAGCGATGGGAATCATACGGGTGCTACCAGCGTATGGCAGACCTCCCGTCAGATTTACGGGTTTGAGACCGTAGGGGGAAGAAACAGCAGCCATGTTAATGGACTCCTATAAAAGTTAAATACCTTTTCCGAAAGATACCTTGGTACTACGCTCTTTGAAAAGCGGCATACGAGGATCACTCTCACGCATGAAGTTGTTGTCCACAGAATCCATCTGCTGTCCCGCCAGTTGACGGTAGTGAGCGTCACGTTGTTCTGTAAACTCAACAGGTGTTTTGCAAAGAAGCAGGCCACCGATTTCAACACTGTCCGGGAAGCGCGTTTTGTCGCCGCCCATAAGCTGAATTTCAGGATGGTCTGAAGCCTTTACGGGTTCCCAACCTTCGCGGAGCTTTGAAGAGACATTGACGGCGTCTGCCGTGCCGAGGGTACTCAAACGAATCCAGCGAAACGCATAACCCGGCTCTGGAGTCGGATCAGGCAGAAGCTGTGGGGGCATCCATTGTTTAGGACGCTCCGTTTTTGCGCGAGTTTCAAGTTCCCGTGGGGTACGTTCAGTTGTTGCCATTATATTTTCCTCATTTCTTCCGCTACCTTACGCGCATAGAGTTCCAAAGGAACGCCGAGCCGCTTGGCGATGTTTACCTGCGTTTGTGTAAGTACGACTTTTTTGGGCGCTGTACTACGTGATGCGGGTGCAACCACATTTGACTTGGTGCGCTGGGAAGAATTTGCTCCAGCGGGTTCCTCTGCAAATGTCTCAGGGAACCGTTTCCGTACGTCAGCGTTGATACTGTCGAAGTACTTGTCGCTGGCGACTTGAACGCCCGATTCAACCAGTTCCTCATGGAGGCTCAGAGCATAAGCTGTCATCTTGCGATCACTTCCAAACCACGAATTTTGCTCATTCCACTCGCGTGTTTTGGAATCCAACTGAGGTTGTTGAACCTGTGGCTGTGTTTGTACAACATTTTGAGCCGGTTGTACAGGGGCTGGCCGAAAATTATTTACCCGGTCAGCTTTTATCATCGCGGCGTTCAGCTTCTGCTGGGCCTCAAGAATGGCATCGGTATCAAACGCCTCTTGGGCTGCCTTGAACTCCCGCTTGGCAGCTTCAATCTCCGAGCCGACCACTTTCTTGGCCTGCTCCAGCAGCGCGTTTTGGTTATTGGCCAGCGATCCTTGGAGTTTTTGGTTCTCCGCAACCACCGATTGCGCAATCCGCACAGCCTCGTCGCGTTCCCGGTTTGCAGACTCCTTGGCGCGACGTTCTTCATGGTAGCCCTTGCCAAGATGCGATAGCCGATCCTTGAGCTTCTGGTCGGAGTACTTGGTCAACTCCTCATCTGTTACTTCGGCAGGCTGCTCGCGCAGCGGAGTGCGGTTCTGGTCTTCAGGCGGCGCGTCATTGACAACCTCGATTTTGGTGTCTCCGTCAAGGATGACGCCGTCTTCGACCTCATAGGCCGTTTCTTGGGTGTCTGCTGTAGCCATTACACCCTCCCCAGACCGCGCGGGTCTTGAATAGTTGCTTCGACGCTATCGTCGTTGATGATCCGCCACTCGGTGCCGTGAATTTTCATCCGGGTGCCTGAGTTAGGCCTGACGATGATGAAGTCCCCTACTTTGCAGGACGGGCCGGAAGGGAACCGAGCCTTGTCTGCAAACGCATCCGGGCCGATCTTGGCTACAAAGAGTACGGGGGAAAGCAGTTCTTCAAACTGCACGGTCTTGTCTGCCTTGAGGATGCCACTGTCGTACGCAAGCGCGGCTTCGGGGAGCATGCACAGGATGTGGTAGGTGCAGGGCTCGGGCATCTGCTTTGCCTTGTCAATATCCGGAAGATCGGATACGGGCCCCGTTGGGTCGAGTTTCAACCCTATGTCGAAGTTGTCCATAATTTCCTTTGTCGCATGGGGTTTGAAAAATACCAGAGGGCACCCCAGAATAGCCCTTCCGATTC